GTTGTTCCGATGCCTGAGGTTAACAGCTCACCGCGAAAGTTAACAGCCCCACGGGGCCTTTTTGAAACCGTCTCTGAGGAGAGGTACACCCGCGTGGCTCATGGCGTCCTGGAGGCTCTCGCACTGGCCGACCTCGGCAAGCGGCACTACAAGGTCTTGCTCGTACTGATGCGCCAGACATACGGCTATGACAAGGCCGCAGACGAGATCAGCTTGACGCAGTTCCACGATAAGACCGGCGTGTTGCCGCCGAACGTCTCGAGCGCGATCGACGAGCTCGTCGACATGCACGTCGTGATCAAGATGCCGGGCAAGCATGCTGCCTGCCTGTCCATCAACAAGGAACTTGCCCAGTGGACGGGGAAGGCTGCACTCGATCTGACGAAGGTCAGGGGTTATCAAAACGATAACAGCGGGGTTATCGAAACGATCATCGGGGGTTATCAAAACGATAAGGAAGGCGTTATTGATTCGATAACCACAAGAGACAACTCCAAGAGAAAAGACCAAGAGACAACTCCAAGAGAAACCCTTTCGCGCTCGCTTCGCGAACGCTTTGAGATTTTCTGGGAGTGCTACCCGCGTAAGCGATCGAAGAAAGCAGCGGAAAAGGCGTTTGCCAAGGTCAACCCGGACGAGCAGCTCTTCAACGACCTGATGGCGGGTCTGGAGCGGGCCAAGACTTCGGAGCAGTGGCAGAACCCGAAATTCCAGCCGCACGCAGCAACTTGGCTGAACGACGGCGGATGGATGGACGAATTCCAGACCGCGTACAGCGATGCCGAAATGGCCGTGATCCGAGCCTTCAACGAATCGCTCGGGGAGCGTATCGGCACCGTGGACGAGGCTGTATTCGTCGAGGCACGTGCTGGCGCGATCCGCGCTTTCCTCGCGCACCTGAAGAACGACCCGGAAGCGGCTTGCCGGTACTTCCCGGCTGTGCGCGACAAGGTCGACCTGCCGCCGCATGCCGGCTTCGACTACCTGATCAGCCCGAAGGGGTTCGGCGACACGACCGGCCGCATGCGTGTTGCGAAGCCGACCGGCGTTGCGCTGGGCGTGCGCGGTGACTGGCACGCGACAGGGCCGGCTATCGCGGCTCGCGGTGCCGAGCTGGGCATCACGAAGGGCGACGAAGAGAACGCTGTCGCGTACCGCCGACGCGTGTTCAAGGCGGCCGGCCCCGGCGTCTGGCGCGATCAGGACCTCGCGGCCGAGGCGAAGTACGGCGACGAAGCATACGAGCGCCTATGGCGCTTCTACAACGACGAACCGGACCAGAAATGACGAAGCGAACACCCTGGCCGTTGGTAGTCCCGGCCGGCACAAAGACGGTCGGCACGGCGCGAGTCCGCGACGACTCGCGGCCGGGAATGACGACGGCACAGCGACGAATTTACGAGAAGACCGGCATCCCGCCACAGACGGGCGCGCTGGACGACGTCGGTGATCCGTTCGCCATCCCGCAGCTCTCGATGGCGAAACCGAAGCAGCCGTCGAAATACCGCAACACGAGGTGCGAGCACAACGGCATCAAATTCGACAGCGAGAAGGAGCGCTCGCGCTGGTTCCACCTGATCCAGCTGCAGGCGGCCGGCGTCATTCGCAACTTGCAGCTGCAGGTCCCGTTTGTTCTCACCGATCGCAAGCAGCGCGACGACGGCACGTGGGAGCGGGCATCCAAGTATGTCGCCGACTTCGTCTACTTCGACGTCGCGACGGGCAAGCAGGTCGTCGAGGACGTGAAGTCCGTGGCGACGCGGAAGAACCGTACGTACATCCAGAAGCGCAAGCAGATGCTGGAGAAGTACGACATCACGATCAAGGAGGTTTGATGGCTGAAGGAAAGATGGGCTTCACGTCGCGCCGCATCTGCGAATGTCTTCGCGACAATCCGGGGATCTCCATGGCGGCGATCGCGAACAAGCTCGATGCGAACATCGAGACGATCAAGAAGCCGGTGAGGAGGCTCGTCGAGCTGGGATACGTCAAGCAGGGCGCCCGGCGAAAGGATGGCTTCACCTATCGCCTTACCGGCAAGCCTTTTCCGTCATCTGCCGACTGGAAGGTAACGCCGGCTTATGCGGCGACGCTTCAACGTCGGGCGGCATTCGACGATGCATTCAGCGTCGTGATTCCTGCGATGCGGGCAATGGTCGACGTCGACAGGGTTGCGGCATGAGGCTCTATCTCGCCGGCCCGATGAGCGGCTATCCGGAGCTGAACTTCCCGGCATTCAATGCCGAGGCATCCCGCCTGCGTGGCCTGGGCTTCCGAATTGTGAACCCGGCTGAGATCAATGCGAATTCGGGTGCCGACTGGCTCTCATGCATGCGAGCTGACATCAAGCAACTGGTCGACTGCGACGGTATCGCGCTGCTGCCGGGCTGGGAGCGATCCCGTGGAGCGAACGTCGAGCACGTGGTGGCGCGTGGTCTCGGCCTGCGTGTGTACCAGGCGCATCACCTGGTCGGCCTCGCGGGCGAATTCCCAGTGTTGAGCTCGGACGCGATCGAGCGGATGGAGGCGGCATGAACTGCAAACCGGGTGATCTGGCTATCGTGACCCGCGGCGCGCGCACGGCGATCGAGAAGAAAGTGCTCGGCCGCATCGTGCGCGTTACGACTGCCGACGAGCAGGCGGTCTGGACGATAGAGGAGCCAATCTGGCTTTGGCATGCGGGCCGCTCGTACAAGATCACGGGTATTTGCGACGAGTGCTTGACGCCGCTGCGCGGCGAGCCGGAGATCGAGCACGAGCAACGGCGCGACGAGGTGACAGCTTGAAGCGATCTGCACCGCTGCAGCGCAAGACGCCGCTGAAGTCGACCGGCTTCAAGCGCAAGACGAATTCGCCGTTCAGTAGCCTGGCGTCTCGCGCGACGCTCGAGCACCGGACCGCGATCAAGAGCCGGATCAAGAAGCCCACCGTCGCCGAGGGCGCGAAGTATCTGGCCGCCTGTCGCGGCGAGCCGTGCTATCTCCGCGTGCCGGGCGTCTGCCGGCTCAATCCGCTCGACGAGACGGTGGTGCCGTGCCATTCGAATCAAGGGCGCCACGGCAAGGCTGGCAACTTGAAGGCGAAAAACGAATTCACGGTTCCGGGCTGCATGCGGTGCCACGCATGGATCGATCAGAACCGCGTCGGCACGCCGAGGCAGGTTAAGTTCGACGTGTGGGATCTGGCATTTGAAGAATGGGTGGAGGTGCGTGCCAGGAAGATGGGAATTGAGGAGGAAGCGTGCGACTTGTCGTGAAGATGGCTCTACCGGCCGTGCGCCACTGGCGCCACTACCGTGCGAATTGGGCGACGTTTGAATGCCGTGCGGTTCGCTTGCGCGGCCCGGTTCGTCAGGGGATTCCATCGAAGCCAGTGCCGGCGTGGATCTACGCAGATGTGATCGTGCCGGACAAGTACCGCGATCAGGCGGCGCCGCATGCATGGAATCCAGACGGCACATATCCGGTTGAGGTGCCGGTGAACTGGAATGCAAAGACCCTCGCGCCGTTTCTCGCGAGCGGCGACCTTGAATGGAATGTGGAGGAAAACGCGTGACCGCATTTGCATACATCGACATCGCCGACGTGCCGACTCATCTGCGTGAAACGAGCGCGCAACGCATCGACAGCCTAACGGGCGCGACACTCATCGCGTTCGAAGGCTGCCCGCTCGTCGGCCAGAGTGAGCCGGAAAAGCCGCAGCAGATCGAGTTTCCATTCCCGCGACTGCAGGCGATCAGATGGCAGTTGGTCGAGTGGCTGTCGTATTACGGGATCAACTTCACGGTCGTGTTCTGACGTCCCGCAGGCAAAACGAAAAATCGAAATTGATGAAAACACAAGGAGCCAGCATGCAAGCGGTCAAACACGAAGGCATATTCAAGAGCCCGCAAGAGGCCATCGTTTTCGCATGCAACTACAGTGACCAGCAATACGCGTTGTCGCCGATGGCGAAGATCCTGCAACGCGGTGCGTACGGAAGCGGGCGCGGGCTGATCGGCCTCGACGGCGCCGGCCAGGCGGGCATGGTGTTCGCCGAACTGCACCGACTCGACTACTGGCAGTTCGTCGCGCTTGTGTCGAGCAAGATCAAGCGAAGCGAGCAATGCAATTGTGGGTTCGCATGCTGCCGCGGCTGGAAGATCACGAAGCAATTTGACGAGGCGGTTAGCCAACTTGCAGACCACGTCGGCGAGGCATTGACGCCTGTTCCGCCCGTGAAGGAGTTTCGGCGCGCGGTCATCATGAAGTACTTCGGCGAGAAGGAGAACGTCAACATCGTTGCAGAGAACCTTGGGATTCCGCCGCGCACGGCCGAACGTCACGCGGCAGCGATCCGGCGTTACATCAAGGATCTCGAGAGGAACGGACTGACGAAGCTGAGCGAGCGTCTCGACGAAATTGGCATGCTCATCTCGGAAACTGCTTGACTGGCGGAAATCCCCGCCATATAGTCTGTTTTCATATACCGTGCCAATGGTGCGAACACGAAGCCCGCAAGCGAAAGCAAGCGGGCTTTTTGCGTTTGGAGTTCAGATGGACAACCAGCACAAGCACATCAAGGGCTATCGCGATCTATCGGCCGCCGAGATCGACCTGATGAACCGAATCAAGGCGAAGGGCGCCGAGCTGATCTCGTTGCAATTCGAGCTGAAAAATCTGCTCGATACGCAATGGGCGACGAAGCGCAGCGACGCGCAGCGCTCACTCGATCGGCCGGAGGGACTCGGCGTCGACATCTTGCAGGGGGCGACCGACGAGTGCCGTGAGTTTCAGCGCTTCGAGGCAGCTGAGCCGCACCGCTGGGTCGCGATCGCCAAGACCGACATTCAGACCGGAATCATGGCGTTGGTGCGTGCTGTCGCTCAGCCTGCAGGTGTTTGAGCCGCAAGCATTGAAGCAATGAGTCGAAAGCTGACGACGCTCAAGCCGCGCGTGCAGGTACTGACAGCCACGCGCGTGCCGATGCTCGAAGCGAAGGCCGGCACGACGCCGCGCATTCGCGGTAGTCGATGGGTCAAGACGCGGCAGCGCATCGCTGTCGCGCAGGAGTTCAAGTGTCGGCGCTGCGGCTGCGTGTGGTTGCCGTGGCGAGATCAGGTCGATCACGACGTGCCGCTCGAGCAAGGCGGCAGCAACGACGACGGCAACCTGCAGCTGCTCTGCGATGACTGTCACAAGGTGAAGACGGCTGAGGAGGCGCGCAGCCGTTCGGTGCGCCTGTGAATGCGAGTTATTCGCATTTGCGGCGGGGGGTGTCGAAAGTCTGGCGTTGCACATCGCGGGACACCGCCCGACCTCCCACGCGGAGAAAAAATCGCCCCTGGAGGATTTTGTTAATGGCTTTAACAGGCAAAAAGAGGCTATTCGCCGATGCCGTTTTAGCCGGGAAGTCCAATAGGGACGCGGCAATCGCGGCCGGCTACAGCGCTAAGACGGCGTCGGCGGCCGGATCGCGACTTGTTAAAGACAAGGACGTCGCCGCGTACCTCGCGGAGCGCAAAACGAAGCCCGCGCCGAAGCGGAAGTCGGCACCGCTGGCGGGAGACGACCCGGTCACGCAAGCGGCGGTCGCCGCCGGGTTCGATCTGGCCGCGATCCTCACTTACAAGGATCCGAAAGACTTCCTGCTCGCGGCGATGAACGATCAGCTCACCGAGCCGAAGCTGCGGATCGACGCGGCAAAGTCCCTCATGCCGTTCATGCACCAGAAGCTCGGCGAGGGCGGCAAGAAGGATGCGCAAGCGGAGGCCGCGAAAAAGGCGGCCAGCAAATTCGGCGCACTGACGCCCCCGAAGCTCGTAGTCAACAACAGGAAGTGATGCATGGAATGGTCAACCGCATGTCCGGACTGGGCCGAACGGCTCAAGTCGGGGAGGTCGATCATTCCCCCGCCGATCTTCCCGGAGCAGGCCGAGCAGGCGCTCGCTGTATTCAAGGAGCTGAAGATCGTCGACGCGCCGGGTAGCCCGACGTTCGGCGAATCGTCGGCGGAGTGGGTGTTTGATCTGGTCGCATCGATCTTCGGTGCCTATGACGCGGAGAGCGGCCGGCGCCTGATTACTGAGTGGTTCGTCTGCATCCCCAAGAAGAACAGCAAGTCGACGCTTGCCGCGGGGATCATGATGACGGCCATGATCCTGAATTGGCGCATGTCGGCGGAGTACGCAATCCTCGCCCCGACGATCGAGGTCGCGAACAACAGCTTCGCGCCGAGCCGGGACATGGTGAAGCATGAGGAGGAGCTCGACGATCTCTTCCAGGTGCAGACGCACATCAAGACGATCACGCACCGAACGACTGGCGCGACGTTGAAGGTGGTGGCGGCCGATTCGAACACGGTCGGCGGGAAGAAGAGCGTCGGTACGCTGGTTGATGAGGTGTGGTTGTTCGGCAAGCAGGCGAATGCCGAGAACATGCTGCGCGAAGCGATCGGCGGCCTGGCATCGCGTCCGGAAGGGTTCGTGATCTACCTCACGACGCAATCGGATGATCCGCCGGCCGGCGTGTTCCTGCAGAAGCTGCGTTATGCGCGCGACGTGCGCGACGGGAAGATTCACGATCCGTGCTTCGTGCCGGTGATCTTCGAGCATCCGCCGGACATGGTCGAGCGGAAGGAGCACCTGCTCTCCGAAAACCTTGGGATGGTCAATCCGAACCTCGGCTACTCGGTCGACCAAGCGTTTCTGGAGCGCGAATTCCGCAAGGCGAAGGAGGGCGGCGAAGAGTCGTTCCGCGGCTTCCTCGCGAAGCACGCCAACGTCGAAATCGGGCTCGCGCTCCGGTCGGACCGGTGGGCTGGCGCCGATTACTGGGAGGGGCAAGGCGTCCAGCGGCTCTCGCTCGAGGATCTGATTGCCAGGTCCGAGGTGATCGACGTCGGCATCGACGGCGGCGGCCTCGACGACTTGCTCGGTCTGGCCGTGGCCGGGCGCGAGGCCGGTACAGGAAACTGGCTCCTCTGGACGCACGCGTGGGCGCATCCATCGGTGCTCGAGCGACGCAAGGCCGAGGCCGCGCGCTTCGAGGACTTTTCGAAGGATGGCGACCTAACGCTCGTCGAGGTGATCGGCGACGACGTCGACGAGCTGGCCGGGTACGTCGCGCAGTGCGAGCGGTCCGGTCTGCTCGACAGAGTCGGCGTAGACCCTGCGGGGATTGGCGCGATCCTTGACGCACTCGTCGATGCCGATGTTCCTGAGGAAAAGGTGCTCGCGATCTCGCAGGGCTGGAAACTCACTGGCGCGATCAAGACGACCGAGCGGAAGCTCGCCGAAGGTGGCCTGCTTCACGGCGGTCAGCGTCTGATGAACTGGTGCGTCGGCAACGCGCGCGTCGAGCCACGCGGCAACGCGATCCTGATCACCAAGCAGGCCAGCGGCACCGCGAAGATCGACCCGCTGATGGCGACCTTCAACGCGGTATCCCTGATCAGCCTGAATCCACAGTCAGCACCGAAACCTGGAATTGTGATCCTATGAGCGAAGCGGTATTCAAGGCAGCGCAGGCGAAGGCCCGGACGCCGGGTTCGTCGGTGCTCAATGCCTGGCGCGCGCAGCATGGGCCCGAGGCGACGGGGCGCATCAACAACATCAACGAGACGCGGCAGAGCCTGACCGTTCAGGAGCTGGCGAACATCATCGGCGGCGGTGCGATCAGCAACGCTGGCCCGGTCGTGAACGAGACGACCGCGATGAAGGTGTCGGCCGTCTACGCGTGCGTCGCACTGATCGCTGGCGCGATTTCGACGTTGCCGATGCCGGTCTACGAGCGCACGCCGACTGGCCGTGCTCGCATCGAGCATCCGTATTGGTGGCTCCTGAACGAGCAGCCGGAACCGGATGTTTCTGCCGCCGTGTTCTGGGAGTACATGGTCGCGGCTCGGCTGTTCTACGGTGACTGCTTTGCCGAAATCGTGCGGCCGTCGTTTCGCAGCAGCACCGTGACATCATTCAAGGCGCACCATCCGCTGCGCGTGTTTCCGTTCCGCGACAGCCAGGGCGATCTGTACTACCGCGTGCAGCCCCTGGTTGGCGCGGAGTATGTGTTGCATCCGGCGGACATGATTCATATCCCGAGCCTCGGCTATGACGGGATTCGAAGCCCGAGCCCGATCACCTACGCTGCGCGGCAGGCGGTTGGGACGTCAATCGCAGCGGCGGAATACAGTGCGCGGTTCTTCTCCAACGGCGCCCGCCCAGATTTTGCGCTGATGACCACCGGCAACATGTCGGAGGAGCAGGCGAGATTGCTGCGGGCGACGTGGGGTGAGCACCACGGAGGTGTTGCAAACTCGCATTTGCCGGCCGTTCTCACGGGCGGCTTGCAGATCAAGGAGTTGACGCTGTCACCGGTCGACGCCCAGATCCTCGAAACGTCGAAATGGGACCTCGAGGAAATCTGCCGCATCCTCGGCGTGCCGCCATTCATGGTCGGCTCGACTGAAAAGACGACGTCGTGGGGCAGCGGCATTGAGAACATGAGCCGCGGCTTCGTGAAGTTCACGCTGCTGCGCGACCTGATCAAGTTCAACCAGGAATTCAACCGAAAGCTCTGGCCGAGTCGGCAGCGGTTGTTCGTTGAATTCGACGTGTCCGGCATGGAGCGCGGTGACCTCAAGAGCGAGAACGACGCTCTGCGTATGGCGATCGGAGGCGCGGGGCAGCCCGGTTGGATGACTCCGAACGAGGTACGGCACATCAAGATGCTTCCACCCGTTCCCGATGGCGACACATTGTTCAGCGGCGTCGCGGCGACTGCCAACATCACCGAGCCGGCGCCAGCGACCGAAACGGCGCCGGAACCCGCCGGCCAACCAGACCAAGGGGCAACATGAGCAAGCTGATGCAGCTGCTGGCGAGCAATCGTCGGCAGGGACGCCCGCGCGCGTTCGCGGTGCAGGGCGATGACGTGACCATCTATATCTATGACGCCATCGTGCCCGATGACGATACGGCGGAGTGGTGGGGTGGCGTCTCGGCGCAGTCGCTCGTTCCTCAGATCCGCGCGATCAACGGCGGCACGATCCATTTGCGGATCAACTCGCCGGGCGGTGACGTGTTCGCGGCGCAGGCGATCTGTGCGGCAATCCGCGACACCGGCGCCAAGGTGATCGCGCACATCGACGGTTACGCTGCGAGTGCGGCAACCATCATCGCATCGGCCGCCGACGAGGTCGAGATGTCGAACGGCGCGATGTACATGATTCACTGCGGATGGACGATCGCCATCGGAAACTCGGCCGATATGACGGCCGTGGCGGCGCTGCTGGACAAGACGGACGGCGTCATCGCCAGTCAGTATGCGAAGCGCTCGGGCAAGAGCGCTGACGACATGAAGACGCTGATGCAAGCCGAAACATGGTTCACGGCCGAAGAGGCCGTCGAAATCGGCCTGGCCGACCGAATCGCCGAAAGCGCCGAGAAGGTTCAGGCGTCCTGGGATCTGAGCGCGTACGCGAACGCGCCGAAGCCGGAAGTGCGGCAGCAGCCCGAGAACATCGACGCAATCACCGCCGAGCATCGACAGCGTCAGCAACAGCGCCTCCGCATGCTGAACTGCATCAACCATCAGTGACGCGCCTCGCGCAACTGAGATCAGCCGCCCTCGGGCGGTTTTTTTTCGTCCCTACGACCTGCGCGAGCGGTCAACCCTGAACGGAGAGAGTCACATGAAGCTGCAACAGCTGCGCGAGTTGCGCAACCAGAAGGCGAAGGAAGCGAACGAGCTGAACAACAAGTACCCGGCCGACCAGCGCATGCCGGCGGCCGACGCCGAGCGCATGGATGCGATCCTGGCCGAAATCGAGGCGATCGACACCGACATCGCGCGCGAGAATCGCCGCGTGCAGCTCGCAGCTGATGACCCCGCTGCACAGCACGCTGCAGCGCTGAACGCAGCGACGCGCACGCCGGGCGCGCATGGCGATGAATCGCGCGCATTGCGTGCCTTCATGGCGGGCGGCATCTCCAACATGGCCGATGAAGACCGCGCACGCATGCTTGCGCGCCAGACGCCGGACATCCGGAACGCCATGTCGACCACGACGAGCACTGAGGGCGGCTTCACGGTTGCGACCGAGTACCAGCGCTCGCTGGAAATCGCGATGAGGGCGTACGGCGGCATGCGGACCGTTGCGCACGCGATCCGTACTGCGACCGGCGCGACGATGAACTTTCCGACAACCGATCCGACGAGCGAGGAAGGCGAAATCGTCGGCCAGAACGTCCCGGTGAGCGGCCTGGACACCGCGTTCAATAACCTGCAGCTGGCGGTGTTCAAGTACAGCTCGAAGAAGATCGCGCTGCCGTTCGAACTGGTGCAGGACAGCTTCATCGACATCGAGGCGTACATCCAGAGCCTGCTCGCGATGCGCCTCGGCCGCGTCCAGAACCGCCACTTCACGATCGGCGACGGCGTCACGCAACCGAACGGCATCGTCACGGCAGTTGGCACCGGCAAGATCGGCGCGACCGGACAGACGCTGAACATCGTGTACGACGACTTCGTCGATCTCGAGCATTCGGTCGATCCGGCCTATCGCAACATGCCAGGCGTCGGTTACATGATGCACGACTCGTCGGTCAAGGTCGTCCGCAAGATCAAGGACGCGCAGGGGCGACCGATCTTCGTGCCGGGCTACGAAGCGGATGCCATGGTCAACGGTGGCGCGCCGGACCGCCTGATGGGTCGTCCGATCACCATCAACCAGCACATGCCGGTGATGGCCGCGAACGCGAAATCGATCCTCTTCGGCCAGATGTCGAAGTACGTGATCCGCGACGTGATGGACCTCACGATCTTCCGCATGACCGACTCGGCCTTCACGCTGAACGGTCAGATCGGCTTCGTCGGCTTCCTCCGGACCGGCGGCAACCTGATCGACGCCGGCGGCGCCGTCAAGGCATACGCCAACTCGGCGACGTAAGCGTTGCTGCTCAGAGCGCGGCGGACTTCGGTTCGCCGCTTCTTCTTCCTCCCGGAGTAAATCATGGCAAAGACGCAAACCGCGCGTGCGCGCGCGCTTTCGGACAACGAGAGCCTCGGCTTCAAATGCGAGCAGCTCGTCGAGGGCCCGGAGAAGGTCATCCAGGCACTCACGGACGCCGGCGCGGTCGACAACCATCCCGACGCGGTCGAATACGCCACGAAGCAGGGCGCCCAAGTGGTCGCTCTTGCCGATCCGGATGCGGCTGCGGAACTCGCGGCAGCGGTGATCGAGAACAAGCAGGCCGAAGCTGACGGCGCGGCCCAGAATCTGGCGGCGTAAGGCATGGGGATCAGGCTCACACAGGCGCCTGCGGAGGAGCCGGTCACGCTGGAGGAGGCGAAGCTGCACCTCCGCGTGATCGACTCGTCCGAAGATGCGCTGATCTCGCTGCTTATCAGCGCTGCGCGCGTGCATGCGGAGAATGTCTGCCGGCGCGTGTTCGTCACGCAGAAGTGGGATCTGTTCCTCGACGCGTTTCCGTTCTACACGTACTACGGAGTGATCCCCGGATACGTGCCGGTCGACCAGCTGCCGGCCGCATGGATGACGATGCGGAACTACGCGGTTCGCTTTCGCGGCAGCAAGATCGACATCCCGTTCCCGCGGCTGCAGTCGGTCGATGCGGTGAAGTACATCGATGCGCTCGGCAGCCAGCAGACGATGGACCCGTCGCTGTACGTCGTCGACAACATCAGCGAGCCGGGTGTCCTGACGCCGGCGACCGGGACGTATTGGCCCGACACCCTCAATACGACGAACGCGGTGCAGATCAGCTTCACGGCTGGCTACGGCGACGCATCGGCTGTCCCAGCTGGGATCAAGTCGTGGATCCTGATCCGCCTCGCGACCCTGTACGAGAACCGCGAGGAGGTCGCGATTCTCAACCGCGGCCAGGTTCATGACCTTCCGTATGTCGATCAGATTCTCGATCCGTACCGGATTTGGGGGTATGCCTGATGCGCTCGGGTGACTTCAACCGGCGCATCACGATCCAGGTCAAGCAGGCCGGCCAGGACGATTACGGGCAGTCCTTGACGAGCTGGGTCGACGTGGCGGCCGGCGTGCCTGCATACCTGCTCGCCTCGACCGGCAAGGAATACGTCAACTCCGGCGAGGAAATCAGCAAGGCGCAGGTAAGCATGCGGATCCGCTGGCGGACTGACGTCACCGCGGCGATGCGCGTGCTGCACGACGGCGGCATCTTCAACATCGAGGCCGTGCTTCCGGATTACGCCGGACGGCGGTATGTCGACCTGGCGTGCAGCGTGGGAGCGAACAATGGGTGATCCATCGGGCGCAATCGTAGCGAATCCGCTGTCGGCCGAGCTGATCGTCGTCGGCGCGCTGAAGTCTCTCGTCGCGAATGGCGATGGGACGCACCGCTGCTTTCCGGATGTCGCGCCAGAAGGAGCGGCGCGACCCTACATCACGTACATGGCGGCCGGCGGTCAGTCGACGAACTACCTCGACGACACCGTCGCGCTGCAGAACTCGCGGATGCAGCTGAATGTGTGGGCTGACGATCGCGCCGGCGCAAGTCGGCTCATGCAGGCTGTGATTGCAGCGCTCACCGGCCCACCGATTAACGCCACGAGCATCGGCGCGCCAGCAAGCGTGTATGAGGCAGATACGAAGCTGCGCGGATCGCGCCTCGATTTCTCGATCTGGTTCACCCCGTAATTCCCGGCCCGCGAAAGCGGGCATTTTCTTTTGAGAGGTATGGACATGGGATCCACCGCAGTTTCGGCGCAGGGCTCGAAGATTGAAATCCAAGGTTCGGGCGTCAGTACGCCGAAGAACATCTCCGGTCTGGCGCTCGGGTTTCCGACGATCATCTCGTCGTCTGCACACGGCTTCCAGAACGGCGACATCGTCACGTTCGCCGGCCTGCTCGGCAACACGACCCTGAACGGCGTCACGGCGACTGTGAAGAACGTCACGGCCGGGACGTATGCCGTCGACGTCGATACGACGGGGGGAACCGCCTATACCAGCGGCGGCACGGCGACGCCTAATACCTGGGTCAAGGTCAAGAACGCAAAGGCGTTCAAGGGCTTCGATGGCAAGCCGGCGAAGATCGACGTGACCAACCTCGACAGCGCGATGAAGGAATCGCGCCCAGGTCTGGTGGACGGGGGTCAATTCAGCATCGATGTCGACATCGATGTGACCGACCCTGGTCAACAGGCGTTGCGCGCCAATTTCCTCACCGGCGCAATCACGAACTTCCGCTTGACGCTACCGAATGGCAAGACGCGTACGTTTCCGGCGTACGTCGAATCGTTCCCGTGGGACGGCGGCGTCGACAAGGTCGTGACGTCGACCGCCAACCTCATCATCACCGGCCTCTGGACCGACGCGTAACGCGCGGTTGCGGCTCACTATCAGGAATTGATCTACACCATGACGACTTTCTCGAAAGACAACAAGGCGACGATCCTCGCTGCACCGCACCTCAAGACCGACCGCGTTGATGTGCCCGAATGGGGCGACGGCGTGACGGTCATCGTCGCAGAAATGACCGGCGCGGCACGCGACGCGTTCTACGCCGCGCGCGACGGCGCCGACAAGAACGCGATCAGCGAATCGCAGGCTCAGCTGCTGATGGCGACTGTCGTTGACGATGCCGGCCAGCCGGTGCTCGACGATGGCGATATTGACGCGCTGCGCGCGCAGGGCAGCGCCGTGCTCGACCGAATCGCGGACGCCGCGATGAAGATCAACGGCATGACCGCGACGGCGGTGGGGGATGCGGCAAAAAACTCCGCAGCCGCCCCGAGCGGCGATTCTGGTTCCGCCTTGCCGGCCATCTCGGCTGCACAGTAGGCGAGCTGCAGCAGCGCATCACGAGCGCGGAATTCGTCGAATGGATGGCGTTTTTCGACATGGAGCCATGGGGCAGCCATATCGACGACCTCCGCGCCGGCACGATCGCGTCGATGGTCGCGAACGTCAACCGCGACACGGAAAAGCGGCCGGATCCGTTTGAGCCGCTTCACTTCATCACGTGGAACGATCGGCGCGCGTCGGAGAAGGAGCCCGAGCCGATCCTGCTCGACGATCCCGAGGCGCAATCGCAGCTGATTCTCATGAGCATGTCCCCGGTGAAGCATGGCTGACAGTCTTTCAATCGAAAACCCGGAAGGCCTGACTGCAGCAATCGACGCTCTTTCGCAGGTCGCGAGTGAGTCGGTTTTACGGCAGGCGACCGTCGCCGGCGCGCGCGTGATCTTCGATGAGGTGAAGCTGCGCACGCCGATCGGCATCGCAACGTGGGAGAGCCGAAACGGGAAGCAGAAGCGCTATCCGGGTTTCCTCCGCGACAACATCCTGATCGCATACGACAAGGAGCGATCGGCCGACGGGCTTCGTGCCACGTACCTAGTGACGTGGAGTAAGGATGCCTTCTATGGGAGGTTCGTCGAGTACGGCACGTCGAAGATGGCCGCGAATCCTTTCTTGCGCCCCGGATATGACGCCTCGAAGGACGCCGCGGCGGAGAAGTTCGGCGAAGTGATTGACGAGAAGGTCAAGGAGTTGACGAGTGTCTAACGAAACCGTTGTCCGGTTGACCGGCGATGCGTCCGGATACGTCTCCGAGATGGAGCGTGCCCGCAGAAGCGCCGCCGATTTCATGACGAGCCAGGACACGCTTCGTCAGCGCATGACCAATACGGTCGCGGCGATCGAGAATTCTCGAAAGGCCATCAAGGAGCAGGGCGACGAGGCGCTGTTGGCGTTCAACAAGTCCGCGCGTTCGGCCGAGAACTGGCTGAATGCGCTCCAGAAGCAGGCCGAACAGGCCGGAAAGACGCGCGCTGAACTGATGGAGCTTCGAGCGGCCGAGCTGGGCGTGTCGGACGCTGCGCAGCCGTTCATCGACAAGATCAAGTCTGCCGAGGCGGCCATGAATGGCGGCGGCCATGCTGCGCACGGTTTCAACCTCGCGACAGCCGGCGCCCGGCGCGAACTTCTCGTTTTGGCTCACGAGGCATCGCAAGGCAACTGGAAGAATTTCGGCGGCTCCCTCATGGTGCTTGGTGAGCGTACGGATGCGATGTCCATGCTCATGACCAAGAGCGTGCTCTCGGTCGGCGCGTTCATCGCCGTTATCGCGTCCGCAGCTGCAACCGTCTACCACGCGCGCGAAGTCCTCGCCGATTATGGTGAGCAGATCGAGATCCTGCACCAGAAGACGGGTGTCTCGACCGACAGCATCCAGCAATGGGCCTTCGCAACGAAGTCTGTCGGCGTCGACACGAAGGAGGCGACAAAGTCTCTGGCTGGCCTTGGCGAGGCACAAAACAAGGCGATCAACGGGAACAAGGATTCCGCAAAGGCGTTCGCTGCGATCGGAATCTCGCTTGCGGACCTCAAGAAGAACAGCCCGGACGAGCTGCTCCCGAAGATTGCCGACGCGTTCCATCAGTCGGCGGACGGGGCAGCCAAGGCCGCCGTCGCGAACGAGTTGTTCGGTGCATCCGGCGAAAGCCTGATTCCGTTGCTCGATCGCGGGCGGGCTGGCCTTGATGCGCTTCGCGCCGCTGCCGCTGAATCCGGTGCCGTGATCGGTGGCGAGACGATCGCCAAGATGGCTGCCCTCAAGGAGCAGATGGATCTGTCGAAGGCGAAGATGGACGCCTTGACGCTGAGCGCGAAGGCCCAGCTCCTGCCGACGATCATCAACCTCACCAATGCGCTGAGCGGCAACGTCGCGATGAAGCCCTTGATGATGGACTTTTACAACGCGGTAGGCGTCGTGATGAAGGCCACGGCCTCCGCGATCGCTACCGTCGTGGTCGGTTTCGAGCAGGTATCCGAGGTCATCGCGACCACTGCGATGGTGACGTATTACGCGTCGTCGGGTCAGTTCAAGATGGCCTACGACTCGGCGAAGGTCGGGTATGAAAACCTCAAGAAGCAGGGCGAAGGCTATTCGCAATTCATGCGTAAGTTATGGTCGGACACGACCGCGCCCGATGCGCATTTGCCGGGGCAAACGGGTACCAACCATATCAATTTCGCGAAGGGTGAGAACGGCGCGCATCCGAAGGCGTATCACGACGACGCTGCGACGAAGTTCCTGCAGCAACTGCGCGATCAGGCCGCAGAACTGCAGTCGCAGTTGGCCACGACCGACAAGTTGACGAACGCCGAAAAGGAGCTCGCCAAGTTCAACCAGCAGATCAGCGACTGGAAGGGCAAGACGCTTACTGAGGATCAGAAAAGCCTGATCGGGCATCAGGTCGAGATTCGCATTCAGTTGCAGAAGAACATCGAACTCGAGAAAGAGGTCAAGCACCGCGAGGATGTGGCGAAGCTCCAGGAGCGTTCCGCGCAGCTGGCTCAATCCATTGCGGCATTCCAGAAAGGCCAATCTGAGCAGTATTCGCGCGAGCTGGGCGCGATCGGGATGGGTGCGGACGCCCTGAAGAACGTCCAGGCCATCAAGTCTATCTACAAGGAATATCAGCGCCTGCAGGAGCAGCTTGACAAGGCGACGCCGAAGGAGCTGATCGGCGGCCCGGATTACCAAAAGGCAATCGGCGAGATTCAGGCCGGGCTGCAACAGTCCCTGCAGGACTACGACGAGTACTACGCCGCGCTGAAGCTTAAACAGGCGAACTGGATCAACGGCGCGTCGACCGCGCTTGCGAACTATATGGACGAGTCGCAAAACAAGATGAAGCAGACCGAACAACTGTTCAATACCGTGACGAACGGTATGGAGTCGGCCTGGGTCAACTTCACGCAAACCGGGAAGCTCAGCTTCACGTCGCTGGTGAACTCGATAATCGCGGACCTCGCGCGCATGTCGGCAAAGGCGGCGATCAGTGGGCTTCTCGGAAACTTCGCGTCGATCGGTGGTTCTCTGATCGGCGGCTTCTTCGGGGCGAATGCCGGTGTTGCCGCACCCGTCTCGAGCGCGTTGCCGGGTGACTCACTCGACAACATGATCAATCTGACGAACGGGTTCGGCACCGGCCATGCAGACGGCGGATACATCACCGGCCCTGGCAGCGGCACTAGCGACAGCATCATGGCTCGCCTGTCGAATGGCGAATTCGTGGTGAATGCCGCTGCGACGTCGAAGTACCGCGGCTTGCTCGAGGCGATCAACAGCAAGCAGCCGGTTGCGGCCGCGCCGCGATTCGCGACGGGTGGCTATGTCGGTTCCTCGACGCCGGTTTCGGGTAGCTCCAGCAACAGCATGACGGTCATCGTCGACGCCCCGGTCACGGTAACAGGCGGCAATGGCACGTCCGCTGCCGAACAGCAAAACAGCGCCGAGCTGTCCAAGAAGATCAAGCAGGCCGTTCAGGCTTTGTTGCAGAACGAGCGTAGGCAGGGCGGCGTGCTCTGGAAGCTACAGAACGGATTGAATTAAATGCCGGACACCTTTATTTGGATTCCCACCGTCGCGCAGTATGCCGGAACGACAAAGCTGCGCGTTCGGAAGTCGCAATTCGGCGACGGGTACGAACAGACGGTGCCGGACGGAATCAACAATCGTGTGCTGTCGTACGCGGTGCAGTTCGTCGGCGGCGCCGACACGATCTCGGAGATTCTCGCCTTCCTCGATGCGCACGTCGGCGTCGGGTTCTATTGGACTCCTCCGCTGCGGCAGCAGTCGCTTTTCAAGTGCGACACATATGCCGACTCCATCCCGGATAACGGCACGTATGCCGTGACGGCGACGTTCACGCAGACATTCGACCTCGGATCATGACAGCACTTCAAACAATCAACCTCGGCACTCCTCCGGCCGGTTCCGACGGCGACTCCGTCCGAACGGGCTTCGTAAAGGTCAATTCGAACGTCGGAGTGCTCAATGCACAAGCTGCGCTCACGTCGTCTGAGGCGATCACCGCAGCGCAGGCGCTGACGAACGCACACGTCGGCAAGCGTGTGAATATCAACCTGACGAGCGCGGGCACGATCAACATGCCGGCAGCCTCGACATGCGCCGCTGATCAGGTGACGCTTCTGCGCAATATCGGAACTACCGTCGTAACGCTCGCGATCGCGACTGGCTCTGGCGACACGGTTGCGCTGTCGAAGCTCAATCCAGGCGAGTCTGCGCTGATGGACACGGACGGTGTACACGCGTGGTCGGTTCTGATGCGCGGGCGCACGAACGGCGATAACGAGGTCGTCAGCGGGAACTGTACGGTCAACGGAAACGAAACGGTGGGCGGTACTCTTGTCGTTGCGGGGCTATCCACTTTCACTGGGGGAGCTTCATTCGGCGCAAGTGGGCAGGCAACCATTTCGGCGGCGGGTGCGTATTCCGGCGTGAGCGCAGCCTACACAGGTAACGTGACAGTGGGCGGCACGCTGGGCATTACGGGGCAAGCCACGTTTAGTCTCAGACCGACCTTCGCTGGCAAGACGCCGTGGGATAGCGGAAACCTTGTCAGCCCGTGGAGTTCCAGCAACCTTGCTAACCCCATGACGACGGACACTCCGCAAACGGCATCGGGCGCAAAGACATTTACCGGGCAGCTTAGCATCACCCGGAGCGCTCCAAATGGAACATGGTCTAGCGCGCCGCTCGTTATCGCCGGCTATCCCGGCGTTGGGTCAATCGGGATGGGAAGTGGTACAACTGCGATTGTGCTGCGTTGTGCGGCGTCGTCCGGAACATTCGAGGTCGTTTCCCTGGACTCGTCGGTGTTCGCGCCGGTTTCTGCAGCGGCATTTAACGTAAATTCGGATCGTGCAATCAAGAGCGATGTTGAGAAGTTGGAAGGCGTCATAGGGCGCCTGCGGGCACTTCGCGGCGTGTCATATCGACTCAAGCATGACGGCACGGAGCAACTCGGCGTGATTGCTCAGGAGGTGCAGCCGGTTTTCCCGGAAGCCGTAGTCGAGACCAGTATCAACATTGACGAGGATGGAAATACGGTCGAGGAAGGCGGCCGCCCGATGCTTGCCGTCAATTACAACGCGTTGGTTCCGGTACTGCTTCAGGCGTTGATCGAAATGGACGAGCGCCTGACTCTGGTGGAGGCTCGATGACAATTGCCTCCGACGTTCAGAAGCTATCTCCAGGCTCACTCATTGAGCTATTTGAGGTTGACTGCACGGCGATCGGCGGCGACATGCTGCGCTTCCACGGTCATCTGCAATCGACCTCGATCTGGTGGCAGGGCAACGAGTTCAAGCCGTGGCCGATTCAGGCTAGCGGATTCGAGCACACGTCTAGCGCGCAGCAGCCGTCTCCGACGCTTTCTGTCGGAAACGTAGGCGGCACTATCTCGGCACTATGCGTCTTCCTTGGCGACATGGTCGGCGCGAAGGTGCGGCGCCGGCGCACGCTGACGAAATATCTGGATTCGGTGAATTTCCCGTCCGGCAACCCGACTGCAGATCCGACGCAAGAGATGGCGCCGGAGCTCTGGTATATCGAGCAAAAGTCCGGTGAGACGAATGCGCAGGTCGATTTCATGCTGTCGTCGGCGCTCGACTTCGGAGGCCAGCAGGTGCCCGCTCGGCAGATCGCATCCGGATGCCAATGGCGGTACCGAGATGCGAATTGCGGATACACCGGCACGGCCTATTTTGACGCGAGTGACAACCCTGTAACCGACCCGGCGCTGGACCGATGCAGCAAGCGAACCAGTGGATGCGAGTGCAGGTTCGGCGTCAACAACCCGCTTCCGTTCGGGGGCTTCCTCTCCGACACGCTGTCCTGACCTTTCCTCAACCTGCATCCACATACCCGCCTCGGCGGGTTTTTTTATGGACGAACGAATCAAGGCTGCGATCGCTGCGCACGCACTCGCTGAATACCCGCGCGAGTGCGTCGGCTTCATCGTGCAGACTGACGCCGGCGAAGTCTATTTGCCATGCATCAACCGCGCACCGAAGCCGGAAGACGACATGGCGGTATCTGGCGAGGACTACGCGCGCGCCGAAGATATGGGCGAGATCGCAGCGTTCGTTCATTCGCATCCAGGCATGCCGGCGCGCCCGAGCGGCGCTGACAGGGCGATGTGTGAGCAGAGCGGTATCGCGTGCTGGATCATCGTTTCGCTCGGTGTGCAGGCCGATGGCTTGATCGCCATCGACGATTGGTGCGAGTTCGGGCCGTCCAGTTTCATCGCGCCGCTCATCGGGCGCCAGTTTGTGCATGGCGTGCACGACTGCTACGCGATCGTGCGCGATTACTACCGGCTCGAGCGCGGCGTTGATCTCCCTGATTTCGAGCGAAGCGACGAGTGGTGGGATGACGGTCACTCGTCGCTCTATCTCGAAAACTACCGCGCCGCAGGGTTCGAAGACGTTGGGCACGATGCGCCGCTCGAAGTCGGCGACGTGCTGCTGATGCAGATCCGTAGCCGCAACGGCGTGCCAAACCATGCCGGCGTCTATCTCGGCGACAGCCAATTCATCCACCACATGCACGGGCGCCTGTCGGGCCGAACGGTGTGGGGCGGCATGTGGGCGCAAAGCCTGCACACGGTGCTGCGCTACAAGGGGTAATCAATGAGCAACACGCTTCGTACCGTACGCCTCTATGGCGTGGCGGGGACCAAGTTCGGCCGCGTGCATCGCATCGCCGTCTCGTCGACGCGCGAAGCCATGCGTGCGCTGTGCGTGACGGTTCCCGGATTCGAGAAATTCATGATGGGCGCCAAGGACAACGGCCTGACATTCGCCGTGTTTCATGGCCGCCGGAACGTCTCCGAAGAGGAGCTCGAGTATCCGGTCGGGAGGGATGAAATTCGCATTGCGCCGATCCTGATCGGCAGCAAGAACGGCGGCCTGTTCCAGACCATCATTGGGGCCGCGCTGATCGTGGTGGGGGCATTCACGAGCGCATATGGTGGATCGACGCTGATCGGCCTTGGCGCTTCGATGATGCTCGGCGGCGTCATGCAGATGCTGAGTCCGCAGACGAGCGGGCTCGCCGGCGCTGGCCCGAACAACGGAACGTCGTACTACTTCAATGGGCCAGTCAACAGTGCGGCGCAGGGCGAGCCGGTGCCTTTGGTGTACGGCCGCATGGTGGTCGGCTCGAAGGTAATCAGCTCTGGAATTTTTGCACAGGACAAGAACTGATATGCGCATTCAAGGCTCGAAGGGCGGCGGATCGAGCAGCACGCCAACGCAGTCGCCTGATAGCCTGCACTCGATCGCCTATGCGAAAGTGCTCGACGTTCTGTCCGAGGGGCCGATCGGCGGTCTTGTGAGCGGGTTGCAGTCCGTGTATCTGAACGGCACGCCAATCCAGAACAGCGACGGCTCGACGAACTTCGCGAACTACAGTTTCGACGCGCGTACGGGCACGCAGGATCAGACCTATCTCGCCGGGTTCCCCGCCGTCGAGAACGAGATCGCCATCAGCACGCCGCTGACATCGGATGCTCCGTGGGTTCGCCAGGTGCAAAACACGCAGCTCACGGCCGTACGGTTGCGGTTCGGCGTCCCAGCGCTGCAGGTGTCGGACGCGACGACCGGCAATGTCACGGGCTACCGAGTCGAATATGCGATAGATCTCGCCGTCGACGGCGGCTCGTACTCGCAGGTCGTTTCCGGTGCGTTTGATGGCAAGACGACGTCGCTCTACGAGCGCAGTGTTCGCATCGAATTGCCGGCCGCGACTTCGAGCTGGCTTGTGCGTGTGCGCCGCATCACGCCGAACGCGCATAGTTCGCTGATCGCGGACACGATCAATATCGAGGCGATCACCGAAGTCATCGATCGCAAGCTGCGCTATCCGATGAGCGCCCTCATCGGCCTCACGTTCGATGCGCAGTCGTTCAGTTCGGTGCCGACGCGTTCATACGACATCTACGGTCTGTTGATCCGTGTCCCGACCAACTACAACCCGGTGACGCGCGCATATACCGGCGCTTGGGACGGTACGTTCAAGACTGCATGGTCGAACAACCCTGCATGGGTCTTCTACGACCTCGTGCTGAACGCGCGCTATGGGCTTGGCAACCACGTCGACGCATCAATGGTCGACAAGTGGGGGCTGTATCAGATCGCCCAGTATTGCGACGTGATGGTCGCAGACGGGAAGGGCGGCCAGGAACCCCGGTTCACGTGCAACTGCGTGATCCAGTCGCAGGCCGACGCGTACAAGGTGTTGCAGGATCTCGCGACTACGTTCCGCGGCATCGCGTATTGGGGTCCGGGATCAGTCGTAGCGAACGCAGACATGCCGGCCGATCCGGTCTACGTGTACACCGCGGCGAATGTCGTTGGCGGCCAGTTCAAGTACGTCGGCTCGGCACTCAAGACTCGCTACACGACTGCGCTGGTGAGTTGGAACGATCCAGCGAATCAGTACAAGCAGGCCGTCGAATATGTGCCTGATGAGGACGGGATCGCGCGCTACGGCGTCACGAAAGCGCAGATCACCGCGTTCGGGACAACGTCGCAAGGGCAGGCGCACCGATTGGGGCTCTGGACACTGCTGACCAGCAGGTACGAAACGAACACGGTTTCGTTTTCGGTCGGACTCGACGGTACGCTCTGCGCACCTGGGCAAATCATCGCCGTCGCGGATCCGGCGAAGGCCGGCAAGAGAATGGGTGGCCGCATCCGCGCGGTGAACGGCGCCGTGATCACGCTCGACAAAGCACCGAGCGTTTCAGCCGGTGACGTGTTGACCGCGATCCTGCCCACTGGCGTAGCGCAGAAGCGCACCGTCAGATCGTCTGCTGGCGATGCAATCACGGTGGACAGCGCCTTCGATACAGATCCAGTCGTCGGGGCCGTGTGGATGCTTGAAAACACGACCCTCAATGCGCAGCTGTTCCGAGTGATCAGCGTGCAGGAGGCATCTGACAACGACCAGATCACGTACACGATCAACGCTGCCCAGCATGAGCCCGGCAAGTACGCGGCAATCGACAATGGTGCGGCGATTCAGGTTCGGCCGATCACGGTCATCCCGCCCTCGGCACAGGTTCCGCCGGCTAACGTTCGGCTCTCGACGTACTCGGTGATCGACCAGGGCATCTCCAAGACCGTCATGGTCATCGCGTGGGATGCTGCTGCGAATGGTGTGAGCTACCTTCCGGAGTGGCGCAAGGATAACGGCGAGTGGGTGTCAGCTAACCAGACTGGCGGCCTGCAGGTTGAGGTGTCGGGCATCTACCGCGGCACCTACAGCGCGCGCGTCCGTGCCGTCAACGGGATGGGGGTGACCTCTGTTCCCGCCTATTCCGCTGACACCACTCTTACCGGCAAGACGGGGCTCCCGCCGGCTGTAGCGTCGCTCTCGACCGCCACGCAGGTGTTCGCGATCGAGGTTGACTGGACGTTCCCAGCCGACGGGACTGCTGGCGATACGCAGCGCACCGAGATTTGGTACAGCAGGACAAACGATCTCAGCACTGCGACGAAGCTCTCGGACTATGCGTTTCCGCAAGCGCGCGCGAGTTTGATGGGCCTCGCAGCAGGCCAATCGTTCTTCTTTTGGGCGCGCCTTGTTGATACGTCCGGGAACATCGGTCCTTGGTATCCGTCTGGCGCTGGTGTGAATGGGCAAAGCAGCAGCGATGCGACGCCGATTCTTGAGTACCTCACTGGGGCTATCACGAAGACGCAGCTGGGTACTGATGTCCTGACTCCCATCGACGCGATTCCCGGTTTGCAGCAGGACGTAAGCGATAACGCGGCAGCGATCACGATTGAGCAGCAAGCACGGTCCACTGCTGATGCAGCGCTCTCGACGCGGATCGATCAGGTGAGTGCTCAGGTCGTTATCCCACCAATGGCTGGCGACAGTGGGGGATATGCCGGATCGACAACGGTCTATGCCGGGGTGTGGTCTGAACAGTCTGCGCGGGCTGAGGCGGATTTGGCGCAGGCGCAGAAAACGGATACCGTTACCGCTCAGATGCAGTCATCCGTGGCAGCGCTGTCTGCTGCCGTGCAGACCGAGACCACGGCGCGAATTGCAGCTGACTCAGCCACGGCGGCACAGATTACGACCGTACAGGCGCAGGTCAATAGCAACACGGCTGCAGTCCAAACGAACGCTGCTTCCTATGCCGACATCAACGGCCGAGTCGCTGCCTCCTATCAGATCAAGACTCGGGTCACGACAGGGGGGCGCACGTACATGGCCGGTATCGGTGTTGGCGTAGATAACACTAGCGGCACGGTCGAGTCCCAGGTGCTGGTGGCAGCACAGCGCTTTGCGATCCTCGACGACGCCGGATCGACGGTGTCGTCGCCGTTCGTGGTGCTGGGTGGCCAAGTATTTCTGTCGCAGGCGTTCATCGGTACCGGCTGGATCACGAATGCGATGATCGGCCAGACGATTCAGTCGACAGCCGTGGGCGCAAACGGTCAGCCGCTCTGGATTTTGGATAAGGCCAATGGCATTACGTTCAATGGCCCGAACGGCGGAAGTGGTTATCTGAACATCAACTCGAGCACGCTAACGGTCTACGACAGCAACGGCACGCTGCGCGTGCGCCTGGGGATCTGGTAATGACGGCAGGTTTGCAAATATGGGATGGCTCTGGCCGCTTGCTGCTGGATGCCACATCGCGCGCGGGCCGAGTGATGGGCATTGTGCGAGCGGAGGGCGTAGCGGGCAGTGCGTCCGCCGACCTGTCGAGCGGGACGCCTTTCTGGGCGTTCATGCCCGATTGGATCTTCAAGCGGGTATCGGGTGCCGAGCCGTCTCCCATCGTGTCAATTGGGCCAAGCGGAATCAGCTGGACATACAGCCCGAACTCTGGCGGATCGAATGCCTATAACCCGGTTCCGGGATGGCTGGTATTTGGAGTGTATTGAGGATGACAGCAGGATTTCAAGCATTCACCGATACCGGTCTATATCAGATCGATGGAATGACGCCCAACTACCAGTTGGTGATGTCTGCGTCCGCTGCATCGAGCAGCACGACATTGCTGTTGGCGAGAAACGACGCGGGGAATCCCTTTTACACGACACTTCCCGCGGTGTCATTTACGTTCACGGCGAATCAAGCGCCGATGTACGGCGTCTATGCCGAAGGTGGGATTGGAATAACCCTTTGGAATGCAACGGCATCTGGCAATACGTACACGCTGACCTTCATCACCGAGCAGCCGTGCACGGTTCACTTCTTCGCTTTCGATAAAGTGCCACCTCCGAGCGGGAACTTCGGCCTGCAGGTGTTCAATGGAAATGGCGTGCTCATTGCTGACTCATCGCGGCCATTCCTGCGCGTGCTCGACGTCATCTACGAAGAGTATTTGCCGCCTGGGACGGGCTGGGTCACAACCGGGTCTCCGTATCCAACATGGAAGTCGAAAACGTACAGCGCCCCAGTCATCATATCGGCGATCTACTCAGTGCATGTGGCTTGGAGCTATGACCCTGCCGGCGTCGAGCTTACGTCGATTCGAGTGAGTGGCAGCACTGTTTCATGGGGAACGACGATGTACGGGGGGGGCAAGACATCAAACTTCTCGGGGTTCAGGGAGCAATATCGCTCGCGCTTCATGGTGCTGGATGGAACTGGAATCGTGTGATTGGCCGCTTTCGAGCGGCCCTTTGTTTTTTTGGGGGGAATGGATGCAAGTTAGTCCGACGGAGGCAGCAAGCTACGCCGGTAGCGGCGTGGCTCTTGGAGCGTCGCTGACGCTTACTCAAGTTGGCGTGATCGTGGGTATCGCGACGGCAATCCTGACGTTCGCGTCCAACTTGTATTTCCAGTGGCGAGACGACCAGCGCAAGCAGCGCGAATCCGATCTACGGATCGAAGATATGGAGAAACACGATGGCTAGTGCACCGAAGAAAACTCTTGCCGGTGTTGTGGGGGCTGCTGCGGCAGCCCTTTTGCTTTCTATCGTCCCGCGATTTGAAGGGCAGGTGCTCGTCGCGAAGCCCGATCCGATCGGCATTGTGACTGCGTGCAACGGCGATACGAAGGACGTGAAGCTCGGGCAGCGCTTCACGCCGGAAGAGTGCCGTACTCGGCTCGAACAGCGTTTGATCGAGCATGCCGAGCCGGTGCTGAAGTGCACCCCAACGCTGAAGGGGCACCCGTACCAACTCGCGGCCGCGGTGAGTTTCGCCTACAACGTCGGGCCGCGCGCGTACTGCGCGAGCACAACTGCTCGCCGGTTCAATGCGGGCGACTTCCGCGGCGCGTGCCGCGCGATGAACGAATCGGACAGCGGCAGGCCGCAGTGGGTGACGGCCGGCGGCCGCGTGCTGCCCGGATTGGTGAAACGGCGCGCAGACGAGCGCGCGCTCTGCGAGAGGGGGCTGTGATGCTGAGAATCATCATTCCGTACCTGATTGCTGCGATCCTCGGCGCGTCGGCTGGCTTCGAGGTCGAGCACCTGATCAGCGCGCGGCGGATCGCCGATATGAAGTCCGATGCGGCGATCGCACAAACGAAGGCGGTCGAGGCCGCACGCATCGAGGAACAACGCCGCACCGCGGCGCAAACGGAGATCGCAAATGACGCGAACCAAAAACGTACGGCCGCGCTCGCAGATGCTTTTGCTGCTCGTGCTGCCGCTGGCAGCCTGCACCAGCGCGTCGATCAACTCGTCGCAGCCGCCCGCCATCCCACCGTTGCCGCCGGAGGCTCGACAGCCGGCGACGCCCTCGATCTGCTTGCCGACGTGCTCGGCCGCGCTGACCAGCGCGCGGGCGACTTGGCAGAGTACGCTGACCGCGCCCGCATCGCCGGCCAGCAGTGCGAGCGCGACTACGACGCGCTGACGATGACAACCGCGAAATCGAAGAACTGACTGCGCTGCAGGATTATTTGACCGCAAGACGGCCGGCGATGTCCGGCCGCAAATGGATTGTGTGGATCATGAAAAGCTCTGTAAACTTCATAGAAACGAAGTGAAGTTCATCAACTAGCGCCTGAGACCAAAATGAAAAAGCTCCTCGCAGCACTTGCAATTCCACTTTGCATTTCGATGGCCGCATGCGGTGGCGGAGACGGGGACTCGCCCGCGGCGCCCAGCAAGTTTGCGGTGAAGCTGACGTTCTCCGGCGTTCCGCTCGTTACGCAGCAAAAGACTACGCGTACGGCCTCGACTGATGTTGCTTCCAGCGCTAGTGCCACGCTCGCGCCATCTGCGGGCCAGGCAACGGTTGACGCGCTTCAGCAGCGGTTCGCCGCGGCGGGCGCCGGGATCACCGTATATCCTGGGGTGATCGACGGGACGACCCTGCATCAACTGGTGATGGCCGTGAATAATGGCGTCGGTCCTACGCAGGATGAGATGGATCATGCGAAGCTTCCGGTTGCGCCGTCCGAATGGGTCGTATTGAATTTCCAGCTCGACGATATGCAAACTGGGCGCAATGATCCCGCTCAGGTCGCGGCAATCGAGCAATTCCGCAAGGATCTCGTCGTGTTCCAGAATCGGCTCTATCTGGAAGGCAAACAAATTTACAAGGTGCTCCCGATTCGCACGTGCGAATTGCCCCTGGGTCAAACGGCAGCAGATGGGTTGGCGGATCTCTTGGCGAGCGTGCCCGGCAACGGCTATTTGCTTGGCCTAGTGGATGCCCCAGATAAGTCGCACATGGGAGCGGACTGCCGAACTCCGGACCAGGCAACACAAGACGCTCATCTGACCGCCATCGTCACCCGTGTGGTAGACAGCTACAACGCGGTCAATGCGTACGTGAACGACTGCCGCGCCCATCCGGAAAACCATCCCGAAGGTTGCAAAGGGCTGTAACAGATCGGGGGCGTTTGTCCCTGATGGTTATCAGATCAGGGGTGCCTCCTTGTAGGCTTTCGTGACGCACCGGATCCATCAAGCGGGTCATCGGTCCTACGTCCTTCGCTCCTCGTCCTGCAACAGCCGACGCAGCTTGTACAGCGCGACGAGGTGCGCCCCTCCCGTATCCTCGTTCCAGACCGTCTGTACGATCTGGCGGTATTCTTCCGCTTCTGCGATCACCTTCCGCATGCGCACGATCTCGATGATGAGCGTGCGCACCTCGTGCCCGTCGGGATACCGGCGCCATATTTCCCGGAGCTGGCGCGCGGTTGGCGACTGGATCGAGGGCAATGGCGGCTTCGGCATGACGGCGTAAATACTGTATGGATATACAGTTTATCGCGGAGTAAGATGGGGCCGTCAACTCGAAAAAGTGGGGACAGCATGTGCACCAACTACGTGGCACCAGGCGAAGACTCCGGCTTGAGCGAGCTGCGGATCGACAGCTTCGTCGATCTCTACCGCTGGCGCCCGTGGAAGCCTGAGATTTATCAGGACTACCTTGCACCGATTGTCGCGACCGTCGACGGCCTCGCTGGCTTCGGTTTCTTGGCCGCACGCCTGCAGACGGCGAACATCGAACGCGCGAAGACAGAGGGCAAGAAGCTGCGTGCGGTTGGAACCGGACAGAGTAAGATATTTGCAGAATCGGTAGATTGTCGCTCGCAATCCGGCACCTTGATTGTGATGCCCTCCGGCCCGAACCCAATTGGAAAACTAGCCAGTCCCGTAGGCTTTGTTTGGTAGTCGCTTCGTGATAGCATCCGACCGGACCGGACTCGATGTTAAACGCATATTTCAACTGAACAAGATAAAAAATCCTATGACGAGCGAAAAGGGCACGACGTTCCCGCGTCTGCTTCACGAGCAGCGCGGCCCAGGCGCCAACTTCGACTTGGTGGACGCCGGGCCGGAGTTTTCGGAAACGTTCTACGTTGATGGCATCGGCCAGGCCTTGGTTGGACCTGCGGTGTCGAAGCTTCTGTTCTACGCAACGGAGTCGTCGTACACCGATGATTTAGGGAAGCTGGTTGAGCTTCGCCAGATCACCCACAAAGTCACTCTTCCTACGGCATCACTGGTTGAATTTTGCCTTCAGACCCTACGTAACGTGAAGGGCTCTGAGAGTAATCTGGCACATTATTCGAACGTCTCGCTGACGCTCCTTAAGAACGCAGCTGATTCGCTTAAGTGAGGGGACGATTTACGGGAGCGCTGAGTTATGTCATTTCTGACCGTGGATATACCAGCTGCAATTCGTGATCCACTTGAACTGGTAGCAGTTGATGAGTGGACGCATCCCGACTGGGATGGAGAAGGCGCAAGGGCTGTATCCGACGCGACTATTGAGCGCGCCGAAGAGTTTTTAAAGCAATTGCCCTCAACCATTGTGTCTGGTGATGCTATGGCGGGGGTCGATGGTTCGCTCGGTATATATTGGACACGTGAATCGTTTGAACTTTATGTCGACTTCCGAGCTGATGGGCGGACACGATTTTACTTCTCGGATGGGCAGGCTCGACACGTAGAGAGGGTTATCGATCGCAATGCGGATATTGTACGTCTATTTGAAGCGATAGAGTCGGCATTGCAATGGTTTGACATATCTCAGTTGCTGAATTATGAGAGTGCCGAGTCGGCTGTCGATAATTACAATATAGAGGGAAATGCTCAATATTTGGTTGGATTTTACGACTCCGGGAATAAAAAATATCTTTTGGCGGCTTAGCGATTCAAATTTAGATGGAAGATCAAGAAGAAAGAATCGATCCGGTACCAGGGGGCGAAAGCTGGTATCGCCATATTTTGACGCCGAGTGAGGTTCAGAAATCTCCGGATTTTGGTGTTCGCATTAATCCGAAGTATTTTGAGAATAAGTTGACCACACCGGATTCCGAGAAGGCCGTAGCTTGGCGGCACGAGTTATCCGGCCGCCTTCTGAGTCGAGCAGGTTCTATCCGTCAATATGCCGAAGATAGCCTGAAAAGAGTATTAAGCCCCAAAAAAGAATTTCATGGTGTGATTTGCTCAAGCGTTGAAGCGATTCGCGCAATTGAACCCGTTGGATGTTATGACGTCGTCCATACGCCGAGAGCGCGTGATAAAGCCCACGCTGACTTGGTTAGCATGCTCGATCTCTTTGTTGAAGGAGACGCCACTATGGTGTCTGCCGAAAAGACCAAGGGATTACGAGCGCATTTTTCACTGGTTAAGCCCCGAGAACGCGGCTATCCAGAAGGCCAAGAATAAGATTTTACCGCCATACGTGGGTGGTGGTGCGGTCGACAGTGCGTAGGTCAAAGAGGCATTGGCGGTGTCGAGTCACGTACGAAGCAAATGTGAGCTTTTTGGCCTTCGCATGCTTCGTAACTGCACGCATTTACGGCATTGACGACCACTTGAATCCACATCAAATCGCGGTTCTGTGGCCTGTCAACTGATGTTGCAAGCAGTGGAAACGCCTTTCAATCCCGATCGCCAAGGTAACCGTAAATTTGAGAGCAACGAAGAGCGTCTGAGATTAATCGCTTGGCTCCTGAGCGGTGCGCGCGGCTCGTTGTCGATCACGTTCTTTCCAGCGTCGGAGAGGGCGGCTGCAGGCGCTAGACGTGGGCCGGAAAATTGCTGGAAGACGGTGAAGCCGCCCGTTGCTAGCCAAGGCCTTCAGGATAAGGCATATTCCAGTGTTTTGCGATAAGCTACTGATTTTTTGGGGAAATGTATAAGGATTGTGATTCCTGTTGTCGTGGGTTCGAGTCCCATCAGCCACCCCAAAGAATTCCTAGCGGTATCAAGTTGTTGAAAACGGCACTGTCCTTCAGGACAGTGCCGTTTTTGTTTTGGCATTCCCGAATTGGGAATTGCGCGCGGTAACGCTTTACGAGCTATGTGAAGTCGCAGGGGCGGGCGGTCGTCGCCGGACGCATGCCGATCCCGCAACGCGCCGGGTCCGCCTTTGCCGGGTCACGAATACGTGCGCCGGCTCCCAGTGCCGAGTCCGTCGCGCGGCAGCGGTGCGCTGCCGGAAACGGCTCGCGGCCGAGCAGTCGCTTCTCGTCACGCCGTTGAAGCCGCGCGCGTCAGCCGACGCAAACGACCCGAACCGGGCCTGGGACCCGCGGCGAAGCCAGACAGCGTCCCTCATCGAGCGGAGTTTGACCCGCGGCGGTCGCCGTCCTAGTTGTCTTGAGCGGCCGCGTCACCGGTCTGGGCAATCTTGGATAGCACGCGCTTCTGATATGCATACCAGGACATCAGGCAGTCTTTATCGCGGCAATTTTTTTCTCGAAAGTTCCATTGTCGCCTCGTTCTATTATTGAACGCCGTCTTGTCTATCGCGGCCTCCTTGGCCTGACGATACGTGTCGGCGAGATCGCGGTCAGCTGCCGCCAAATCCGGATCGTGACAAATCAGAAACTCTGGAATCGACTTCGCCTTGCTGCAGTCGAAGCTCGTTTGCTGGACGGGGCCGTTGGCAGAGTCATGCTGAGCGTCGGTGGCGGGTGTGGTCGTGGTCGGTGGTTGCGGCACTTGCGATGACGATGCTGCACCGACCGGAGCCTGGCTCACGGTCTGACTTGGCGCTCTCTGGCCGAACGGAATCAGTTGCCCGGCTACGGCATCTTCCACCATTCCATTCAACAGGGATCCCGGCGCAACACGTATGGTTTCCGTCTTTACCACCATATCTCCGGCCATAGTCTGCGATTTTGCGAATTCACAGGGCGCTTGACACGCGACGCGCGTCGAGAAATTCGGATTATCTTCGTCGATCAACAGCAGGATGTACGTGCCGTCGCGAAGGCCGACGTATCGCATCATGACCAAAGGCTTGGCCGTCTTTCCGGCACGAATATCATCTTCGCTTAGGCCCGGCTCGTAACCATAAGTCCCGTCCTGATTGATGGCGTAATTATGCCGAGGCGCGGGCGGGGCAGTGGTGGTCGTTTGCGTCGGAGAAACCTGAGAGGCCGGGGCAGTGTCACTGGCCGCGGCAGGTGCCGCCGTTGTGGTTGCCGAATGAGTGTTGTCCTGCTTCGAATTACATCCCGCGAGAGCTGCAACGACAAGCAGCACAGGGCCAATATGTTTCAT